GTGTCACACGTTGCAGTGTTGCGCGCAATTCTGTTATATTTCTGTCAAATAGTTGCATGTGATGCTGTTGCAATGGGTAAAGAAGAAGCTTTTGAGATCGTAGCTAAGATCGTCCACGACCGTGGCGTCGAGCTAATAGTGGGGGGCAATCCAGCTTTCGAGACTGAGTTTGTTCTTTTTTACATTGAGTCGACCATGCTTGCTTGGGGCTATAAGAATCCTAAAGTCGCAGCTTACTGTGACGCTATCAAAGCAGAGAATGACAATTTTAGAGCGATGGGGATTTGCTAATGGATAAGTATAAAAAACAACCAATCCCCACTGTATTATCGGGGGGAATGAAAAAAGCGGCAGTTGTAACCCCCATTAATAAGATGGGGGTAAAGGTATCTGATACACAACCTCAAGACGCCGATCTCCCGTTCCAAGAGCATTCGCTATATACCATTCCTCGGACTCACATGATCATGACGAATGATGGTGTGAAGCACATCGAGTACAGAATGCCTGCTGACAATGAAATTGCTGTGATTGACTGGGTCAATTTCACATTTGGTATCGAGACTGTTGGCGATAGATTCTGGCAAGAAGACGAATTTATTCTTGAATCACATCGTATTACTGCTGCTGTAGAAGCTCTTGAAGCCGACTTAGAGCATATCTTTGGCTTTACAACGACTTTATGTCGTAAGAAAGGCCTTAATTTCTATGATGAAAGTTATGTTTTAGGCGAAGATTTTGGCTTTTTATGTATTGGTGGTCAGCGTAATACGATTCTAATTATGATCAATGGCCGTGGTTGTAATTTCGCTAAAAGCGGTTGGGAATTAAGACTTTATCACTTCTTAGTTACCAAAGCGAAAAGAGCGAAATTAACCCGTGTAGACATTGCACACGATGATTTTGAAGGTAAACATGTCAGTGTAGATTGGGGCAATATGCAAGATGGGTTAGGGGGTTTTCAGCTCGGTAACCGTGCTCCAAACATTGAACATAAAGGCAATTGGCGCAGACCAAATGGTAAAGGTCGTACTTTATGTATCGGTAGCCGTGATTCTGGTAAGTATCTGAGATTGTACGAAAAAGGTCGTGCCGAAGGTGATCCTGATGATAATTGGCAACGTGCTGAGGTTGAATTTAAAGCAATTGATCGTGTCTTACCGTTTGACATGTTACTTGCTCCTAGCGAATTTTTTATTGCTGCTTATCCATGTTTCCGTGATTTAGCTAAACATTTACAGCCTGAACGCATTGAAACTATTAGTAAAACAGCTCAAATCAATTTCCAGACTGCTATTGATAATCTCAAGCACCAGTATGGCAAATATATCAACGTCTTTAAGGACGTATTCGAACCTGAAGAACTCATTAATTTAATTTGTTGCTCTGATCCGCTTGCATATCCCAAGCGACTTGATCATGTGCTTCTAACTGCTCGGAGAATGTAATGCATACATCTAAAGTAAAAATTTTAGGCGCTAAAGCTGTTGATTTTAAACCGACTGACGGCTCAGGTCGTCATTACGATCATGTTGCGCTTTATTGCCAAGTTCCAATGGATTTGTCACAAGGTACAGCTATTGGTAATGGTTGTGAGACTTTCAACTGGCAGGATTCTTCAAACATTGCGTTACTGCGTAAGTTTAAGCAATCAGACTTTCCAATCGAAGCTGATATTACTTTCGATATGGTTACATCAGGCAAAGGCGTTAAATATGTTGTAGTAGATGTACAGCTACCAACACCGCCAAACAAACCAGCTATTTAAAACTAAAAAAGCCTTTGAAATCAAAGGCTTACTTTAAAACAATACGATTGTTCGTATAATGTATAATATGTTAAAAATCAATAACTTATATTAAATATTGGGGATATTATGAGCTGTTTGATTTACATTTGTCAAGAATGTGGAAACACCTATTTTTATGAAGGGGTGTACATGGCTCATATCTCTAATTGTAAAGGCTAAAGGATTCTGACGATGGTAGTTGACGATTGCTCAGTTACAACTGTGATTGACGGCATAAATTACTGCATCGTCGTCTTGCATCAACAGTCTTGGATGGATGAATTAAACAATTTACCGCCTGAAAAGGTGGCAGCGTTAATCTCCGCTACGGCTTTGATATGGTACGTCGCTTCTGCGATTCGTACTAATTTAAAACTACTTGGCTCTAACGATATGGAGGTATAGCCATGCAAACTAAAAACACTACTCAACAACCAGTTAAAAAACCTAATACAGCAGTTCGCTATGCACTTGCTACTACAGGCGTAACACTTGTAACTATGTCAAATGCTTTTGCGGACACAGGTTCTACATCTATCGACTTAACCGTTGGTCTTGCGGGTGTTGCTGTAATTGGGGGCCTAATGGCTTCTGGTACGCTTAAAGCATTACCAACTTATGTAGCTTGGGGAATTCGTAAAGCCTTATCTATGTTGGGCTAACGAATAACATAAAAAAGGCGGATAGGAGCGCACGACCGTACGCACCGCATCCGCCTTTTTTAATGGAGTAAATGAAATGACATTCTATTTCATCTTTGTAGTTCTAGCAGCGTTTTGGATTGTATTGTCTGGGGATTAGTATGCTCATTCGTTTATTACTGATTTGTCTTGCTTTATTTAGTGTTGAGGCGCGTGCAACCGATGAGGGTGATTGGTGGTTACAACGTGAAATTAAGCTACAGCAAAATCGTGAGGATTATGCAAAACGAGTTTATGGTCGTTCTGCTCGTTCATTTGTTGAAACTGACCCAGTAACAGCTAAGAGTAAAACAGTTACTAAAATTGCTATTGCTGAAGCAACTCCAACAGCTAGCCGAGTCGGTTCTACAATGCTACAACGTGTGGCTTTCTATGCAAGAAATCCAGGCGTGCAGATGGTTGGGGTTTATGCTGTTACACAGCTACTTGAAGCTATCGGTTGGGTCATGGATGAAGGTTCAAAATCATATATGAAATATAAGCCGACTAATCAAGTATGTCAGACTCTAGTTTATGCAATGAATGGCGGTAAAAATAATACATCTGCTTGTACTGTCCGTGATTCTTGTTTACTTGAAGTTGAGTATTTAAAAAAACAATTTCCTGCACGTAATTATGCTTTTAAATATTCTACTGAGAACCCTAGAAATTGTACTTTTACTTGGGTTGATGGTACAGGAGCTATAAAAACAGGAAGTTCTTCATTTACTCCTTATACAAATCCTGATTACAACCCCAATGCCCCAAAACAAAAGATTCCTTTAACACCTGAACTTTTGGGTGCTGCAATGATGGGTGAAGGATATGACGACCCAGTTGAACCGGCTCGATATAATCCAATTGCAAATAAAGGTCAGATGGACCCGTCTGTAGCTAATGCTTATGAACATGACCCAACCGGTATTGGCGATGATTTAGCAAAGGAAATGGATGACAAGATTAAAAATGCTCCGCCTACTTCAGATGGACAGCCTGCACCGTTTGGCGACTCTCGATATAAAAATGCTCCTACAACTGATAAACCAAATGCTAATGACCGCTCATGGCGTGATGATGGTGCTAAGGCAGATGGTAAAGCAGAACCTATCAAGGACCCTGATGGTAATCCTACAGGTGGACAATCCATTTCTTTTACATTTCCTGTTTTTTGTGAATGGGCTTTTACGGTCTGTAAATGGTATGACGATTGGAAAAAAACAGATGAGTGGATGAAGGATAAACCAGAATTAAAAGATGAAAAATTAGAAGTAGAAAACGAAGATATTGAAACATATCACCGTCAAGACATGGTTGTTTTTGGTAAAACATGTCCTTTCTCACCTGAGCGTGTCTCTATTCCAATGGGTTTAATTGGTTCTATTGATTTTGATAAAGATTTAACTTTTTTCTGTACTTATGGAGAGCAAGCTGCGCCCTATATACAGGGGCTTGGTTATTTGGGAAGTCTTATTTTTTTAATGCTTGGTTTGAGGAATGGAAATGCTTAAATCTTTGCAATTTTTTTTAGTTGATTTATCAAAAAATCATGGGCTTAGGTTATTTGGTAAGCCGTATTTTTTAATGCTTGGATTGAGGAACGGTAATGCTTAAGTTTCTTGCAATTCTCGGTGAATGGCTTCTTAAAAATTCAGTACAAAAGGTTATTGCTGGCGCTGGTTTATCAGTTGTTAGTTATGTCGGAATTTTGGTTGCTGTACGTGCTGCATTCAATTCAATGATTGGTGATCTTAATTCTATTCCTTCAATGCTTTTACAGATGATGGGCATTTGTCGAATTGACCATTTTATTAGCTCTTTTGTTTCAGTAGCTCTATTTCTGCTGACACTTAATTCAGGCAAATTAATGATTAGGAAGAAACAATAA